ACACTAAAGAGCGTTCAATAAAAGATAACGATCCTGGATATGTCTGTGAGACTTGCAATCATACCTTAGTTCGTGTATACTCTAATGTAGGAGCAGTTTTCAACGGTAGTGGATTTTATTCCACTGATAATAGAAAGAAATAGGCAGTATACTATGAAGACAATGATTGATGAAGCAGTAGAAATAAAGCAGTGGAGACTATCTCCATTGGATAGGTGTGACTCTTGTAGTGCGGAGGCTCTAGTTCAGGTAACTGGCATCTCTGGAGACCTAATGTTTTGTGGTCATCACTATAATAAGATTATGGATAGTTCTGAAGGATATAAGAAGATGATGTCTTTTGCGCTTAGCATTGTTGACGAACGAGAAAAATTAGTTAGTTAAAATGAACAAGTTGTCAGAAAACTTTAACTTTAATTTTTTTGGAAACTATGATATATCATCAATCCAAAAATATATTAATAATTTTTCTGATGAATGGTTTATTGATACATCAAGACAAGATATTTTCCAAGCACACAAAGACACTAATTCTTACTTTGTATACAAAACAAATCTTGCTTGGAAACAAGGAGAACCTCTTGTTGTTGAAGAAAAAAGCAATGACAAAACACTACTTGACATGATTAATCCAATTATTAAAGACTTGGAACTAAAGCATAATGGAATTAGGAGCAATGTTCTTTTTATAAAATTAAAAGCAGGACATAATATTTCTGCACATTCTGATAGTGGTGAGTATTTGCTTTCCTCAAGAAGGCATCACATACCAATTATTACATCAGACCAGACTTTTTTTACTGTTGGATCAGAAAAAATTAACATGTCAGAAGGAGAATGCTGGGAGATTAACAACTCAAGAGTACACTCAGTAGAAAACAGTAGCAAAATTGACAGAGTGCATTTGTTAATTGACATTATGCCAAACACAGAGATAGGTGAAGAATGATTATTCAGATTATTGGTCTGCCAGGTGCTGGTAAGACAGAGTTGGCCAAGGCACTCAAAGAAAGAATTAACGCCATTCACCTTAATGCAGATGAGGTCCGTGCAACAGTAAACTCAGACTTAGGTTTTAGCCCTGAAGATAGAATTGAACAGGCAAGACGTATGGGGGACATGGCAAGACTTATTGCTAAGCAGGGAGTTGCTCCAGTGATAGTTGACTTTGTGTGCCCTACCGACTTGACTCGTGCAGCATTTGGCAAGCCAGATATTTTAATTTGGGTAGACAGAATTGAGTCTGGAAGATTTGAAGACACAAACAAGATGTGGGAAGACCCAGAGTCATGCGATGTCAGAATCCCCTGTGGGATGACAGTAGAAGAAGAGGCTGACCTTATCATTGCTGCTTGCCAGTTACACGACTGGACAGCCCCTACAACCCTTATGCTGGGCAGATATCAGCCATGGCATGAAGGACATCACGCTCTTTACAAAGAGGCAGGGAAGAGAACAGAGCAGGTTTTGCTGGGAGTACGTAATACATACAATACAAGCGAGAAAGATCCACTTAAGTTCGATCAGGTAAAAGAATATATTGCCAAGGATGAATTTATGGATGGTGCATTAGTATTAAGACTACCAAACATTACCAACATTGTATATGGTAGAGATGTTGGATACAAGATTGAACAAGTAGATTTGGGGGCAGACATTCATGCTATTTCGGCTACTGAAAAACGCAAGCAGTTGGGCCTTTAGACAGATAGAAAAATCTGGGGAAGCAATCAATGCTGCAGATGAAAGAATTATAGCGTCAATGTTTAAGGATAATGATGAGCGTAAAGAAAAGTAGATCACTTGTTAAGTCTTTAACATGGAGAGTTGTCGCAATGGTTTCAGGGTTTGTAACTCTTTATGCTTTGAGCGAAGATATTAGTCTGGCTACTATTGCTACACTAATAACCAATGGGGTTAATTTTGTGGCATACTATTATCATGAAAGAATTTGGAATGCTGTCAAGTGGGGCAAGGAATGACAGTAACCAGAGCAAGATCGTTTGCTAAGGCACTTAGTTATCGCATATGGGGAACACTCTCCTCTGTTGCGGTTGCTTATGTTATAACAAAGAACGCTTCGCTCTCAGTAACGATTGCGTTTTGGGAAACGGTAGTTAAAGTATTTATCTACTACGCACATGAGCGTGGGTGGAACTATATACAATGGGGGAGAAAATAAACATGAATAAGCAGTTATACTTTTTACATATACCAAAAACTGCTGGAAAATTTATTTCTCATAATATAAAAAATAGTATAAATAATGATATTTTATCTTATGTTAGTACATACTTTCCAAACAGTAATGAGTTTTTAGATTCAAAAATCTACATTTCTGCTCATGGAGGAACATACCCCATAGAATTTTTAAAAGATGTGGATACTGCAACGGTAGTAAGAGAACCAGTAGAAGCAAGAGCAAGTTATTTTAATTTTATATATCCTAGATATCTGCAAGACAGGCCAGAGTACATGGAAAGAAAAGATAACAAGGAAAAGTTTTTATATTATTTGTTTGAAGATAATAATTTTTTAATTCATAACAACTATCAGAGTAGATTTATTTGTAACTCTGCTGATCCAAGATCTTGGGATGCAGAGTCTTTTTACACAAAGCATAGAGCCGAAATGATGAAGAAGTATCATGAAGGTTATGGGTTTGATTGGTTTGTTGGAAATGAAAATACATCTCTAACTAATGCAATTGAGAATATAAATAGTTTTAAAATCGTAAACACAGTTGATAACATAGGTGTGTTCTGTGGTAAAATTAAAGACTGGTTCCTATTAAACCACGGCATTGAGATAAACTTTGATCTTAATACTAAGATTAATGTTGGACCATCTGAGTTAAATAAAGAAAAAGTTTCGTCTGATTACTTTGTAAACTTGTTAACTCAAGGAGAAAAGGACAGAGTCCTAGAGTTAAACAGTATAGACTTAGATGTTTACAATTTTGTAAAAAACAAGGAGGCTACAAATGTATGAATACTATGTAAGAAAAGTAGAGAACGTAGTAGATGGAGATACCATTGACGTTCTTATTGATTTAGGGTTTGATATTTTGTTTCAATCCCGTGTGAGATTGGCTGGTATTGATACCCCTGAGTCTCGTACGAAAGACCTTAAAGAAAAGACTCTTGGTCTTGAGTCTAAAGAGTACCTAAAGAAGGCTCTAAAAGATGCCAAGTCTGTTATTATTAAGACTGAGAAGATGGATTCATCTGAGAAGTATGGTCGCATTTTAGGCTGGGTATATATTAATGGAGATACCGTATCTCTTAACGACATGATGATCAATGATGGCTATGCCTGGGGATATCTAGGTGACACTAAGGTTAAAGATTTTGATCAACTAGCAAAGGCCAGAAAGAAGTCTGGGAAATAACCGTGGATGAGTTTGATTCCGTAGATAAGTTAATACTTAATGGTGGGCTAGAGTTTGCAGGTACTGACTCTGAGACTGGGGAACCCCTTTACAGGCCAACAGATAGGCTTAAGGAGTTAGACTCTAAACTTAGTGATGATCTTTCTATATACTTTTCAAAAGTTACTTTAAAACTTTGGGAAAAAGGTTTTATCGACATGGATATAACAGAAGAAGATCCTCTGGTTAAGATAGGTCCAAAAGGCCTTGACCTAGATGCAATAAAGTCTTTAGACAAAGATCAAAGAGTTGTTATCGAAGAGATAATAAAGGCTCTTTCTAATAAAAAATGATATACTAAATACCTGGGAGTCTTTATGAATAATTTGTATGGTGCTATCGGGACAACAGTAATACTTGCCTTGCTTGTTTATGTTTATATTTTAAGAGTCAAAGCAAATAATATCAGCACTCCAATTATTAGCCAGTCAATGCTTCAGTATAGGTATAGCAATGGAAAGAGTAAATCTAGAAAATTAAAAACTAGGTCACAGTCTAAAATACATTACGATAAAACTAATATAAAAGTAATTATTTTTGATAACAGTGCGTACTGGATTAAAGATAATATTTTTTACAAAGCGCCACTGGTCAATGAACTTATTGACAAGGAGTCTGCGGAACAAGTTGACACAATACACATGGATAAGGTACAATTAGATAAAATGCTATTCATAATGGATAGATTAAGAGAAGGGATTAACGATGATAGTAGGGGTTCAGGGGACGAGTAGTTTTGACAACTATAATGTATTCCTTAGATCGATGGCCGTTGCCCTTTCTGAATTGCTAGAAGAGGACAAAAACTTTCATATATATTCTGCGGGTCCAAACAATATTAATATGATGGCTATGGAGTTTGCAAACCTATCTGAAAAAGGAATGAAGTCAAGAGGTAAGTCTATTAAGTTTATTAAAGTGACTCCTCAATGGCTAGAAGAAAACATATCTGAACTAAACCACTTTGCCTTTTTGTCTAATCCAAAAGAGCCAGTGTCAAAGATGGTTCACATATCAAAACTAAATAATATAAACACAAACGTATACACATTCTAATAGTTCTTGACAAACTCTGTCATATATGTTAGAATTTAGTATGCTTCAAATGTGCCTTGGCACACAAACAGAATGGAAAGATTATGAAATTAGTTAATTCTTTAGACACTATGGAGTCAATAGTAAACAAGAATAGACAACTGTCATGGGATGGTTGGACAGTAGTTGAGACATTTCCCTCAGAGAAAGCCTACTACTCAAAATTTGGTATCTATAAAAATAACAAGTGGCAAATGAAAAAAGAGTTTATTCCTTCTAGCCAAGGATGGGAAATCCCTGATAAGTATGTGATCTAAATGAATAAGTTTAAATGGAAAGATGATGCTGTTTGTTTAGACTATGATACAAACTTATTTTTTGATAAATATGAGGAAGATGAACTACTAAGACCAGCAATTGATGCTCTTTGTTCATCCTGTCCAGTAAGGAAAGACTGCTTTTCTGTTGGAATTTCAGGAAAAGAGTGGGGAGTCTGGGGTGGTGTATACTTAGAGAATGGTGAAATATCAAAAGAGTTTTCTAGCCACAAGAGCAAGGATGACTGGGGAATGACATGGCAATCATTAACAATGGAGTAAGATGTATACAGATGCAATGAGAAGAGCGTTTAGATCTTTGCATGCCCCAAACAATTTTAGTTTGGAAATTGTAGATAATGATAATTTTATAACAGTAAAAGCAAAAGAGAAAGACTTTATGTCCTTGGAGACTGTTGAGTTAAAGAGACAGGCTATTGAGTACATGATTCGTGTTAAAAAAGCACTTGAAGATAATGGTGCTATTGTTTTGTTGGTAAGAGAAGGTGGAAAAGAACTATGATTGAGTCAATTCTAGTCGGAGTATTTGTATTCTTAACTCTATTATTCTTATCTTTGTATGTGTTTCAAATAAAAAAGAACCGCATCATTTTGGCAAACACATTAAATCTTTTGCTTATGCAGCAGTCTATTAGCGACGGAAATAAAACAGATCAAGAAGAATCAAACGAAGCATTTTTAAAATTTGTTTCAGATTCTCGTGATTGGGCATATCAGTATATAGAAGAGGTTCAGTCTGGGCTAAAGTTGTTTATTGATGAGGTTGGTCCACAGGTCGAACACTACGATAAATATGGCTCAGCAGTAGATGGCATGATTACTCCACATGACTTTGCCTTAAAAAAAATATCAGGAGCGTACAAAGAACTAAAAAAACTCCTGCCAGATGACTATGGTAGAATAGACGCATGAAAGAAATTATGCTTTCAGTATTAACAGGTTTTGGATGTGGTGTAGTATTTGCTGCATTCAAATTGCCAGTACCAGCACCACCAGTTTTTGCGGGAGTCGCAGGAATTATTGGTTTATGGATTGGTTTTACAGTACTAACAAAATTCATATCCTAGGAGGAATAAAATGAATAAACAAATCAAAAACGCACTAGCGTCATACGGAAGATCAGTACTTGGAGCAGCAACAGCAATGTATGCTTCTGGAGTTACAGATCCACAGACATTAGCATACTCACTACTTGGAGCACTTGTGCCCGTTGTATTGAGAGCAGCCAACCCTAACGATCCTGCATTCGGCAAGATGCCATCTGCAGAAGATGTAGACAAGGCAGTTAAGACTGCTAAGGTTGTTAAGAAGACCGCAAAGAAGGCTCCTGCAAAGAAGTCATCTGGCGGAGGAAAACCAACTAACCAGGTAAAGTAATTTTCCTAAAGATTAGCAGGCTTGTTATTTTACAGGCCTGCTTTTCTATGATATAATTTAATAATAGGAGAAAAAATGATACTAAAGTACTTAATGTATAAAGTTTATTATAAT